GCGGGTCACCGCCTCGCTGATCGCTTCGGCATCCGCCGCATCGGTCTTGCCGCGCTTCACGAACGGCTTCACGTAGACCGGCGGGATCAGCCGCACGTCGTGCCCCAGCGCACTGATCTCGCGCGCCCAGTAATGCGCGCTGCCGCAAGCCTCCATCCCAACCAGACAGGCCGGCGTCTTCTCGAAAAACCGCAGCACTTCAGCTCGCCGGAGCTTGCGGTTGAAGATCGGGACGCCACCGGCGTCGGCGGCATGAACCTGGAAAACCTGCTTGGCTAGGTCCAGACCGATGGTGGTAATCTGCTCCATGGAACGGCTCCGTTTATGTGGGCATGTCGAACGGACACGCCGTGGCACTCAGATGCCGGAAGCGGCGGGGCCGTTCCACCACATCAACTGATGCCGCAGCAGAACGATCTCAGCCTCCAGTCGTGCCTGTGTCTTGAACGGTGAGACTAGGACGTGGAGGAACAGGCTCAGAAACCCAATCATTGCGGCCCAGCCTACCTGACCCCACTCCTCAAACCAGCGCGGATGGAGTTTTCGGTAAGGACAAGGATCAGCTTGACTGATTGCCATGGCGCGGGATCGGCTGCGGCGTCATAGCGCGCGTTTCAGCCGAGGTAACCCTGAATAAGGGCTTGATCCTTCAGCAGATCCGCTGCGGGCCCGGACAACACGATCCGACCATTCTTGAGGACATACCCGCGGTCTGCGATCTCCAGAGCCGCAAATGCCGCCTGCTCGACCAGGATGACCGACACGCCTCCTGAAGTAAGCCGGCGAAGCGCCGCGAGGATGGCGCGCACGACGCGCGGCGCGAGCCCGAGCGAAGGCTCGTCTAGCATCAACACCTTGGGCTCCATCATCAGCGCACGAGAGACGGCGAGCATCTGCTGCTCGCCGCCCGACAGCGAGCCGCCGGGGGTCTCGCGCCGCTCCCGCAGGATCGGGAAGCGCGCGTACTCGCGCTCCAGATTACGCAGTATGTTTTCTGGGTTGAGGCTAGGAATACGGTCGGCGCCGAGCCGGAGATTGTCCTCCACGGTCAGGCTCGGGATGATCTGACGGCCTTGCGGCACGTGCACCACCCCCTGGCGTGCCAGGCGGTAAGGCTTCACCGCTCGAATGGAGCGGCCTTCGAACAAGATGTCGCCGCCGCTGATCGGCAGCAGGCGGGAGATGGCGCGCAGCAGAGAGGTCTTGCCGGCGCCGTTGGCGCCGACGACGGCGACCAGCGAGCCAGCCGCTGCCTCGAGGTCGATGTCGTGCAGAATACGGACCGGCCCGATCGCACAGGACAGACGCTCGACCCGGATCATTCTACCGCCTCCACCCCGAGATAGGCATCGATCACCCGTCGGTCGTTGCGCACCTCGTCGGGGGCGCCATCAGCAATCTTCTCGCCGTAATCGAGCACGGTGATGCGGTCGCTTACGTCCATCACGAACGACATGTTGTGCTCGACGATAAGCAGTGTGATGCCGGCCGCGCGCAGGCGCCGGACGGCATCCGCGATTTCGGCAGCCTCCTCGTTGTTGAGTCCGGCGATCGGTTCGTCGAGCAGCATGAGGGTGGGCTGCTGCATCACGGCGCGCGCGAGCTCGCAAAGCTTGCGGTGGCCGTAGGACAAGTCGCCGGGCGTCATGTCAGCGTAGGGGGCGAGACCGAAGAAACCGAGCAGCGCCAAGGCGCGTCGGCGAAGATCTGCCTCGAAGCTTGACGAGAAGAACCAGCGGCCTAGCCCCGCGACGAAGCCGGTTCGCTCGCTCTGGGCGCCAAGCATAACGTTTTCCAGAACCGACAGGTTGTAGATCAGCTGCAGGTTCTGGAAGGTGCGGGCAATCCCGAGCCGGGCGCGAGCATGGGCCGGCAATCCGGTGATGTCCTGGCCACGAAAGCAGATCCTCCCGCCATCCGCCGCGTAGAGGCCGCTGATGATATTGATCAGCGAACTCTTGCCAGCGCCGTTGGGACCGATCAGGGAATGTACGGTTCCACGTCGCACCGTCGTCGTAACCCTGTTGACGGCCGTGACACCGGCATAGCGCTTCGTCACGTTGTCGATCTCGAGCAGCGACTCTCCTGCGCCACCTTCTCCGGGCCGCCCGCGAAACACGTCGTCGAGTTCCGCACGCTCATTGGCGGCGACCCTAACGGCATTCGGCGTAGGCCTGAGCCGAGAGTAGATGCCGGAAAGCAGACCCGCAGCGCCGCCGGGATAGACCAGCATCACCAGCAACAGGATCCCGCCGTAAAGCACCAGGGAGTAGTCATAAAGGACCGCGGTGAACTGAACGAGCTTGATCAGTCCGCCACGCTTGCCCCGGAACACAAACAGGTGCCCGCAATGGGGATCTCGTTTCAGGGTCTCCTGCACCAACAGCGCAAGCCCGTCGAAGCCCCGCCGCATGTCCGTCGCACCGCTCGCCAGCCACACCCGCGTCTCCGCCGGCAGGCCGATCATCGGCCCAGTGCCCGTAGCACCCGCTTCAGCGCTTCCTCCTCAACCGCCGGATCGACACGCAGCCGCACCCCGTCAGCCAACTCGATCTCGATCGTTCCACCGCCCGGCATCTGTGCCGAGACCGCGACCGGCGTAAAGCGCACCGTCGCGCCCAGTACAGCCACCGCTTCCTGTCGTCGCCAGTTGTGGATCACGCTCCGACCCACGCCGTACTGCCGCGACACCTCCGACACCGTGGCGCCAGGCTCCGCGGCGGCCCTCAGAATGGTTTGCTTCTCTTCAAGGCTGAATCGCCGGCGACGCTGGATCGCCCGCCCCGTTCGCGGCAACGCACTCCTGTCACGCACAGGCGTGACACCTGTAGCTTCCGATCTGTCCATCCCGTCATATTCAGATCTCAGCCGATGACTGCAAGGCGGCCCTCACCGGGCGCGTACGCCAAGGCCGCCTGAACAGGGCAACCCACTCCTACGAGCAACTACACTGCGGTGCTCACCGAATGCGTACGCTTATCGGGGCGCCGGGATAGAAATCGTCTGGCCGCATCTCGCCGCGACGGCGGCAATCGGTGCCGTCTGCTTTGCCTATGCCTTCGCCCGGTTCCGGGCCGCACTGGCCGCAATTACATAGCGCGTGGGGGGTGTAGGGGGACGACGGGTGTTGCAAATGCCGGGATAAACCGGGATGGCGTGACATGACGTGGGATTCTCCATCGAATCAACGGCATCCGGGCTCCTCATGCTCATCGTGGGCATCGCGGCCCGATCTTGCAAATGAGCGCCGCGGGCGCTTTTCGGCGCGCGATGTTGCAGGGGCACTGTCTAGCTCCATGTCAGCCCTAGACCGAATTAAGGGCCGCTTAGACACCGTGTAATCGGCACCTAAGCGGCGGCCAGGTCGGCGTCGTAGCCGATCGTTGGCAACATCGATTCGGAGTTCGCGCCCGGAAGACCGAATCCGGCCGCGACCGCCCCGCCGATTCGGAGATGCGCTGAATCAATGGGTTAGGCCGACATCTGCCGAATGAACTCCGAATCGATTGCTGGAAATACCGGCCATGGCGCTGTGATCGACAGCGGCCATACAGGTTCGACCCCTCGGAGGGCACATCTTGCGATTTCGCCGACTGATTCGTGGCGGCTGAAAACGTCAAACCGAATGGTGGTCCGATCGCCAGGAAAGTACGGCGGCCAACTGCTTCCATCGCCTGCAGCAAATCGGGCGGCGAAGAGGCGGGCTATGGCGTCTTCAGCGGGACAACCCCAGCCCGACACCAAAACGACTTCATAGACCATGTTCGACCGTGGTTCATGCTGTCGTAGCCGCGCAAAGTCAGTCCGATTTCGCGCCTGGTAGACCATTCCACCAAGCTCAAGCGCCAGCAGATCCATTCTCGATCCCGGCAACTTCAGAAGTTTGCGCCGAGGTGTCCGCCAAGCATGCGGCCAGCCATGAACAGGCTCGATGACACGGTGAATCCAGTCGAAGCACTGCTCTAGCCAAGCCCACCGAAAGTCTTGACCTGCGAGGGCGTCGCCCAAGGCGATGCGCGCCTTACGTGGGTCGCCCGCTGCGAAGGCATTACGCCAACCGGGAAAGGCTGCCTCGCTCAATTCGTGAGGCAGATCGGTTGCCGCCATCACCCGGTCCCAGCCCCAGCGCATGAACGCTTCTTTCGGGGCGAATTTGGAGCCGGAATTGTCGCTCATCTATGCCGCCGATACTGCTCAAATGAGCAGTACCTACGCCTTCCCACAATTCTCGATCTTGGCCTTGGTCTGGCGATCGAAGCTCTCGTTATAGGGCGGCGGCGACCGTAGGCTCACAGTTGACGGGCCTGGGCCCGTAATGTCGAAGATGTAAGCGACCGACTTGTATTGGATGACACCAGGACCGGCATACTTGGCGATGATCTGGGCCCGTTGCTCGCTAGGCACCGGCAGGTAGACCGTCTCGAGATCATTCGCATAGACGGCCGTCAGGCAGGCGCCGACGCGGTCCCAGGATGCTGGCACCGTCACGGTGAGATGAACCGGCGCGCTCTTTACGTCTTCAACGGACGAACCGCAGGCCGCCGTGCAGCCGGCCAATGCCAGAATTGCAGCGAGACGATGCATTTTCGCTCCTAGATCACGCCGCCGGACCAGACGACCTTGCCGATGCAGCGGAACTCCTCGGCCTGTTCGCCCTTCAGGGTGCGGGTTTCATAGGCCGGGTTGTCGCTCTTCACAACGAGCCAGCCCTCGATCGTCAGTTCGATGCGCTTCACGATGGCCTCGTTGCCGGCCAGGATCACGTAGATCGCCGGGCCGCGCACCCGCTCTTCCGACATATCGACCAGCATGATGTCGCCATCGGCGATCGTGGGGTGCATCGAATCGCCGAACGCCTCGAGCACGGCCAGGTTGGCCGGATTGCGGCGCAGCCGCGTGCGAATCCAGTCCGTCCTGAAGGCGAGGAAGCCCAGCAGGTTCTCCGACTCGACCAGCTGGCCGCTGCCAGCACCGGCGCGCACCGCGTAGCGAGGAATGTAGGAGAAATCGGCGACGACACCGGCAGGCACGAGTTCGCCCGCGATCATGGTGCCTTTGCCGCTCGCCAGCCATTCGAGGCTGACCTTTTTGACGTGCGCCATGCGCGCCAGAACGTCGAACGCCGGCACGGTCTTGCCGCTCACCCAGTTGCCCACGGCATCCGTCGAGCGGCCTGCGATCTCCGCCGCCTCGGCGTGGTTCTTGAACAGGTCAACCAGCTGCCGAATCCGCGCGCTGAGCTTCTGATCCTTGGCCTCATAGCCACCGGCCGCTTCGGCCACCTGGCCGGCGGATTCCCGCGCGACGGCGGTTTGAGCCGACTGCGCAAAAGTGCGCCCCTCCTTGGGCTTTTTGACCATTTCTCCCCCAACCGTATTTATCCGGTTGCAAAGCCGTACTAATACGGGTTTACTACTCTCGAACACGACAATGTGCCGCTCAATGCCGGCACAAATGCCAGTATCGAGAGCGCCAGTGACCCAAGCTCGCAACACCCACCCGGAAGACATCAAGGCGGCGATCCGAAAGAGCGGCAAGACCATGGAGGGTCTGTCGCTCGAACTCGGCTACGCCCCCTGCGCAGTGGGGTTCGCGATTCGGCGGCGCTGGCACGAAGTCCGCGTCGGAATTGCAGGCCTTTTGGGCAAGTCGCTGCGCGATCTCTGGCCCGAAGACTACCACCCCGACGGCACCCCACGACGGCACCGCCCAAGGTCGAAATCTAGCCGGGCCGCCCGGCTGAGTCGCCGTACAAAATCGGCCCGGGAATTGACCGTATGAGCGCCGAGTTTGACATCGCGCTCGACCAGATCGTCATCGGCAAGCGCCTGCGGCCACTGAACAAGGCCCGCGCCACCCTGATCGCCGAGAGCATGAAGGCCCGCGGCCAGCTGCAGGCCATCGAAGTGAGCCCGGCCGGCAAGGATCGCTGGCACCTGGTGTTCGGCCTTCATCGCATCGCTGGAGCCAAGATCAACGGCTGGCCAAAGCTGCGCGCCAAGAAGTTCGAGGGCGATGCCGATGCCCGCGAGCTGCGCGAGATCGAGGAAAACCTCATGCGCAGCGATCTCAGCGCCCTCGATCGGGCGTTCGCGGTTGAGCGCTGGTTTCATCATGCCGGCGCCATCCGCAAGGGCGGCGCGGATGAGAAGAGTCTATCGAATCAAAGCTTTGCCAAGTTGGCAGAGCGGATTCCGGCCGAAGTGGCCGAGAAGGTCGATCTCAGCGAACGGTCGATCTACCGCGACCTGAAGTTGGCACGGCTGCTGGCCCCCATCCGGGACAAGATCGCCGGCCATCCGATCGCCGACAACCATTCCGACCTGATGCGCCTGGCCAAGCTCGACGGCGCCAAACGCACCAAGGCGCTGGCCGGCCTCGCCCAGGGCAAGCCCTTCAAGGAAGTGGTCGGCGGCCCGAAAGACACCCCGGAGAATCGCGACAAGGAACTGAGCGCGCTGATCGCGATCTGGCGGCGCACGTCGAAGAAGACCAAGGCGGCCTTCGTCAAGGCGTTCGATGCCGAGCTCGCCGAGCTGCTCGAACGCAAGGCTGCACGATGAACAAGCGCGCGCGTCCGACGTCCCCTCGTCAAAACCGCAGCGCGCCGCCGGCGGCGACCTCCCGCGCCGCCGGCAAGCATCACAAGGAATCGGCAGGGATAGTCGGCCGAATGCCGGCGAACAATCGCGGTGAGTCTCTAGGGGAGTCATCGCATCGCGGTGTGCCCTGCCGATACCGATCTCGCGTGGCGCCGTCATGACCCGCCGCGCCCGCGATCCCTACACCAAGGACCTGCTCGACTGGCAGCCGCCGGAGCCGGTGAAGAAGTTCGAGCCGATGGAAGTCCGCGGGGCATCGCTCGATGCCCGGATCTGCAAGGCCATCGTCGTCGCGCTGCGCGACACCGGGCTGGAGCGCTGGGCCATCGCGGCGAAGATGAGCGACTACCTGGGCGAGCGCGTGAGCCTCGCGATGCTGAACGCCTACGCCAGCCAGGCGCGCTCGACCCACACCATCAGCGTCGTCCGCTTCGTCGCCCTGGTGCACGCCACCCAGGATCGCCGCCTGCTCGAGCTGCTCGCTGAGATCTTCGGCTGGAGCGTCGTCGACGAGCGCTACGCGGACGCCATCAAGGAAGTCGAACTCGCCGAGAAGTGCGAGGAGCTCGACCGCCAGCTCACGCTGACACGTATGAAAAGACGTTCGGGGGGACGATGAGTCACTGGTTGAGCGCCGCCGACATCGCAGCACTCGGTCTTCCCGGCCTGCCGACGACCGAGCGCGGCGTGCAGCTGCTCGCCAAGCGCGACGAGTGGACGCCGCCGGCCAAGCAATGGCCGCTGAACGACCAGGGCACCTGGCGCCGCCGCAAGGGCCGTGGGGGTGGACTGGAGTTTCATTGGTCGATCCTCCCGGCCGAGGCGCGCACCAAGATCGCGATCGGCAAGGTCACCGTCACCACCTTCGATCTGCCCGATGAGGCGGTCGCCGATCAACCTGTTGTCGACAACAGGATGGATGCGCCGGCGCTGGAGCGCAGCGAGATCTGGCGCCAGTTCGATGCGCAGCCGCAGCATCGCAAGGACGAGTCGGCCCAGCGCGTGAAGCTGCTCGACGCCATCGAGCGGCTGTCCAATTCCGGAACGCCCCGCTGCACCGCCTTCGCGCTGATCGCAGCCGAGTCCGGCGTCGCCGAGCGCACGCTTCGCCTGTGGCGCGCCAAGGTCGACGGCATCGAGCGGCCCGACTGGCAGGCCTACCTGGTGCCGCGCCACGTCGGCGCGCGCGGGCGCGAGAAGCCGGTCGACGGCGATGCCTGGGATTTCATCCGCGCCGACTGGCTGCGTGTCGAGCAGCCGCCGTTCACCAGCTGCTGGCGCCGCCTCGAGCACGTCGCGAAGGAGCGCGGCTGGGAGCTGCCCTCGGCCAAGACGATCGAGCGCAAGCTGCACGCGCTGCCGCGCACCGTCATCGTCGCCGGCCGCCAGGGCATGGAGGCGCTGAAGGAGCTCTACCCGGCCCAGGAGCGCGACCGCTCGATCTTCCATGCGCTGAACGCGGTCAACGCCGACGGCCACAAGTGGGACGTCTTCGCGAAGTGGCCCGACGGTACGATCGGCCGCCCGATGATGGTGGCCTTCCAGGATCTCTACTCCGGCAAAATCCTGAGCTGGCGCATCGACCGCTCCGAGCATGCCGGTCTCGTCCGGTTAGCGCTCGGCGACATGGTGTCGACCTACGGCGTGCCCGATCACTGCTGGCTGGATAACGGTCGCGGCTTTGCCGCCAAATGGCTGACCGGCGGCGCACCGACCCGCTACCGCTTCAAGGTCAAGGAAGAGGACGCCGCCGGCGTGCTCACCACCTTGGGCGTCCAGGTCCACTGGACGACGCCGTATTCTGGCCAGAGCAAGCCGATCGAGCGCGCCTTCCGCGACTTCTGCTCGGACATCGCCAAGGACCCGCGCTTCGCCGGCGCCTACACCGGCAACACGCCGATGGCGAAGCCGGAGAACTACGGCAAGACCGCCGTGCCGATCGACACCTTCATCGCTGTCGTCTCCGAGGGCATCACGCTGCACAACGCCCGCCAGGGCCGGCGCGCCGCCGTCGTCAACGGCCGTTCCTTCGACGACGTCTTTCTCGACAGCTACCGCGTCTCGCCGATCCGGCGCGCTTCCGCGGAGCAACAGCGCCTGTGGCTGCTGGCGGCGGAAAACCTCACCAGCCGGCGCGACGGCTCGATCGAGCTTTTAGGCAACCGCTTCTGGACCGAGCAGCTGGTGGAGTACGCCCAGCACAAGCTGATCGTGCGCTTCGATCCGCAGGCGCTGCACGACCAGGTGCACGCCTACCGGCTCGACGGCTCCTACATCTGCAGCGCGCCCGTCATCGAAGCCGTGGGCTTCGCCGACGTCGACGCTGCCCGCCGCCATGCCGCCCAGCGCAACAAGTGGATGCGCGCGCAAAAGGACATGCTGGAGGCCGAGCGCGTGATCGGCATCGACCAGGTCGCGGCAATGATGCCCAGCGTCGACGTGCCCGCGACGCCCGAGCCCACCGTCGTGCGGCCGATGTTCGGCGCCGGCAACACGGCGCTCGCCATGCGACCGGCAACCTTCGAGCAGGACGAACCAGAACAACGCGGCCAGATCGGCATCAGGAATTTCCTGCAGCTGGTGCGGGCCGAACAGGAAAACGGCGCCGACGAGGTCTAGTCGCCGGCGCCGTAACGACGGGCCTCAAGCCCATACGCAGCACTGAAGGAGCAAGCATACATGAACGACGCCCACAACGAAACGACGTTGGACGATGCCGCGATCGCGCGCATCCGCACCGACGCCAACAGCATCATCGGCGGCGAGAAGATGACCCAGCGGGCAGCGGCCGACGAGGCCAATATCCCGGCCGGCACCTTCAACGCCTTCATCAACGGCACCTATGCCGGCGACAACGCGCGCATCGCGGCCGAGGTCGCCAAGTGGCTCGAGGCCCGGCGCAACCGCAAGAGCCTCAAGGCCATCGTGCCGATCGCGCCGGCCTTCCTGCAGACGAAGACGGCGCAGCAGATCGTCGAGCTGGTGACCTGGGCACAAACCCTCTCGGACTTCGGCGTCATCGTCGGCTCGCCCGGAACCGGCAAGACCTGCGCCCTGGAATACTACCGCGCCGCCAATCCCGCCGTGTTCATGGCCACCATGGAGCCGGCGAAGTCGAGCGTGCACCATCTGCTGTCCGAGCTCGCCAGCACGGTGAAGGCCTCCGAGCGCAGCGCCGTTGCGATCGCCGACGCCGTCGTGCGGCGCCTCAAGGACCGGCAGGCGCTGCTGATCGTCGACGAAGCCCAGCACCTGCAGAGCGCCGCGATCGACCAGCTGCGCACCGTGCACGACAAAGCGCACTGCGGCGTCGTCCTGGTGGGCAACGAGAGCATCGTCGCCAAGCTGGGCGATCCCGAGCGCACGCCGCAGCTCGCCCAGCTCTACAGCCGCATCGGCCTGCGGCTGAACCTCGCGCGCGCCGCCAACGCGGACGTCGACGCGCTGCTAAAGGCGTGGTCGGTCGAGGAGAAGGACGAGCGGCAGTTCATGCGCCTCGTCGCCTCCAAGCCCGGTGCGCTGCGCGCCCTCACCAAGACGCTGATCGCGGCGACGGCTATGGCCGCCGGCAACAAGGAGACGCGCACGATCGCTCACATGCGCGACGCCTGGAGCCGCGTCGGCGCCGGCCCGATCGGCAACAGCTGAGGAGGCGGCGATGACCGAACGCCTCAGCCAGATGGTCGACCAGTCGCTGCGCAATATCGCGCGGCTGGGGGCGGCCCCGACCCGACGCGAACTCGTCATCCACCTGCAGGCGGTGTCCGAGCTCCTCCAGGAAGTGGGCATCTTCGCCCGCGACCTGGAGCGGACGGAAGCCCAGCACGCAGGCGAGCCGATGCGCCAGCTGCAGGAACGCAACATCGCGGCCGAGCGACTCTACGCTCGTCTCGTCGATCCGCCGCATGCCGACAACGTCGTGTCGATCCCGATCAAGGGCATCGGCCGCATCCTGCTGCTCGAGTCGAGGACGTTGTGAGCAGGGCCGCGCCGAACGCCACGCTGAGCAGCTCCCACGCGGAGCTGATCGCGCACGTCGTCGACGCGGTCGCGGACAGATACGGCGTGACGGCGGCCGACATTCGCGGCCGTCGTCAGAACGCCTGCCACACCTGGGCGCGCCAGGTCACGCTGGCCCTCTGTGTCGAGTTCACCGGCGAGACGAACGCCACCATCGCCCGCGCCTTCAATCTCGACCACACCACCGTGCTGCACGCCATGCGCAAGGTCTCCCGCCTCGAGCGAGAGACGCCGGCGGTCGCCTCCAAGCTCGCCGACGCGCGCCGTGCGATCGAAATGCTGGCGCCCGGCATCACCCAGCACCGCGCCGAGCGCGCGGTCGACGGGCATCGCCGATCCATGGCGGCGATCGGCGCCATCCCGCACCCCGACGCCGAGTACCAGCTCGATCTCATTCTGCGCGACCTCCGCCGCGGCCTGGTCGCCGCCATCCGGGTCAATCCGGGCGCCGTGCTGGCCGGCCTCGTGCGGGCCAGCGCCGACATCAACAGCAAGGAGGGTCAATCGTGAGCATCACCGCCGCCGTGGTCGACGTCGCCGATCGCGCCACCGTTCACACGATCGAAATCCGCAACCCGCGCTTCGTCGAGGGGCCGGCCTGGTACGGCTTGCGCGCCGAACAGCGCGCATTGCCGCTGTCCGAGCTCGGCTGCCGTGCCCTCGCATTCCACATCGCCACCACCACCCTCAGCAGCAGGTAGTCATGAGCAGCATCGACGACATCACCAAGGCCGCCGAGCTGGTCGCCCAGGCGCGCGCCGAACTGGCTGGCGTCATCCGCGACGCCGATCTGGCGCTGGCCGCCGTGCGCACGAAATGGGGCGAGCGCCTCCGTACCGCCGCCGCCACCGCCGCGGAGTGCGAAGCCGACCTGCTCAAGCTGGCGAAGGGCAACCAGGCGCTCTTCGTCAGGCCGCAAAGCATCGAGCACCAGGGCGTGCGCGTCGGCTGGCGCAAGGGCAAGGGCCGCCTCGAGCTGCCCGACCTCAAGCTGATGATGAAGCGCATGGCGAAGCTGCTCACGAAGCCGCAGCGCGCCGCCGTCATCAAGGTCGAGGTGAAGATCCTGAAGGGGCCGCTGTCGCGGCTCTCGGGCGAGATCCTGCAGAAGCTCGGCGTCAACACCGTCGGCGCCGGCCCCGAGCCGTTCGTCTCGTTCCCCAAGTCCGACATCGAGAAGCTCGTCGATTGGTGGCTGAAGCCGATCGCCGTCACCGCCGGCGAAGAGGAATAGGCATGCCGAAATTCATCATCACCACCAAGGTCACGGTGACGCGCACCTATTCGGCGCAGGCCGACAGCGCCGACGCCGCGAAGCTCCAGTTCATTGCCGACACCGGCGCCTGCGAGCTGCTCAGCGATGAAGACGTCAGCGAAGTGATCGTCGGCGTCGCACCCGACTTCGACGAATCAGCGTCTGCGTAACCGCGTCCCACCCCTCGCTTAGGAGCCAATCAATGAGCTGGAAAAAGTACACGCCGGAAGTGAAAGCCCGCCCCAACGCGCCGGTATCGATCTCTCTGCCGGACAGCACCGGCCGCGGGTCGCCGTTCCTCCTGGTCGACGACGCCACGATGAAGATGCTGGGCTGGAAGGGCGGCCTCACCCTCATGCTATCGATCGGCGAGGCCGAGCATGTCGGCAAGCTGCGCCTCGAGCCCGCGGTCAACGAGCCGCTGCACATCCGCCCGCCGAGCGGCAAGGCCAAGACGAAGCGCAACCGCATCAGCCTCGGCCGACTGCCGTGCCTGGGCGACGACAAGGTCCGCAGCGCCTGCCAGTTCGACGTCGAGAAAACTGCGGGGGGGGGGGCAGCGTTTTGGTTGTCACGCTTCCCGACGCCGCACGCTCTCACCAGCTGCCGCGCGGCACGGCGGCAGCCGTCGCCCTGGCCAGCGGTAAGGGAGGCGTGAAATGACCGACAAGCTCCTCCCGATCGGCACGTACTGCGTCGGCGTGCTGCTCATCGGCGACCGGGCCGAAACGCACGGCCAGACCGTGCAGATCCTGCAGCCGGCGGCCTTCGCGCCGGCCGACCTGCTGCGCGTCATCGTGCGCAACCCGGCGGTGTTCGTGCCTGACAACGCCGCGGGCGCCCAGGCAGGCTGGTTCTGGCTCTTCCAGATCATCGTCAAGGACGTCTGGGGCCGCCTCGCTCTTCACCAGGACCATTGCCCCATCGACCGCTCGCTCGAGCAGGAAGAGCTCGCCGGCGAGATCGCGCGCGCGGCACCGGAGATCTACGGCCGGATGGTGGCTCGCCTGGTCGACCAGATCGGCATCACGCCGGCGCCGCAGGCCGCGCGGCCCGCGCTTCTGAACTGAGGAGACACCGATGAACATTCCGACGTCGGTCCCGCCGCAGGTGCGCGAAGCCATCCGCGACCTGTGCTGTGTCATCGCCGACAACGCCACGCTGAAGAACGGCGTGCTGCGCGCAGCCGCCGCGCGGCTTGCCGATCGCCTGGACAAAGCCGGCGACGACTTCGCGCTGATGGCCGACGAGATCATCCTTGCCGTCGACATGGCCGAGATCGTTGCCAAGGCGATCATGGATGGCACACCGCTCATCGGCTCGAAGGTGCTGTTCCGTGTCTGCGAGCGGGTGGTGAATCCGCTCACCGACGCTCTGGGATATCGGCAGCCATGACCGCCGTCGAAGCCCCCGCGGCCGACGCCGCGCCGCCGCCGATCGGGCCCGACCCGTTCGAGACGTTCCCGCTGCTCGGATTGCTGTTCGCGTTCGACACCAGCTGGCGCGCCTACCGCAACCGCCATCCGCGCAACGAGGAGCTCCACGCGCTGCACGAGCTTTTCCGGCCGCTGTCGGCGGAGATCCACCGCCTCGGCCTGGTCGACAAATTCACCGGCCGTCTCTCGTTCAAGGGCGACGCCGGCGAAGTCTTCGACCGTTGCCTCGAGGTGGCGCGCGGCGCCGGCCTGAACTGGCATGACATCGCGCAAGCGGTGAACAGGGCCGGGCAGGCAGGCAAATGAGCCGGCGCGCCTATCGCAAGTCGACGCCGGGCCCGATGCCCATGGTGGCCGATGGTGCGCGCAACAGGCTCCTGGCGCGCATCCACCTGGCCGCCGGGCCCAAGGGCCTGGCGCTCGCCGACGAAAGCTATCGCGACGTCCTGCAGCGTATCACCGGCCATCGTTCGGCCGCTCTATGCGAAGACCGGCAGCTCTACGATGTGCTGAAGGAGTTCGACCGGCTGGGTGGCGGACAAAAGAGCCAGGGCCGGCCGATCGCCGACTCCCCCATGGCACGGCGCTGCCGCGCGCTGTGGCTCAGCCTCTTCAACCTGGACGAAGTCGAGAGCGGTAGCGAGCAGTCGCTCGCGGTCTTCGTGAAGCGGCAAACCGGACGCGAGGATATGCGCTTCTGCAATGCCGAGCAGTTCGCCAGCGTGATCGATGCGCTCAAGGATTGGTGCCGGCGCAGCGGCATGGCCCAACTCATGACGACCGGCAAGCAAGGCTTCCTGCCGCCCAAGCGTGCCCTGGTGCGCGAGCAGTGGCGCCGGCTGCACGAGGCCGGCTGGGCCAAGGTGGAAGGCGACTCCGGCCTGATGGGCTTCGCCCAGGCCTGGCGGGTCGTCGCGCGCGCCATGCCGCTCGAGGAGATGGCGCCGGTCGATCTCGACAACCTGGCCACCAAGCTGGGCGTCCTGATCCGCAAGCAGCAGCTCGGCCTTCGCCACCAGGCCGCCGGCGGGGAGCCCGCCTAGCACGCCATGCCGATCGCCGCCGACCCCCGCATCGAGCTCTTGCCCGGCCAGCTGAAGCCGGTCGCGGAGATCTGCGGCTTCGACGGCGTGAAGCGGCTGCTGGAACACTTCGCCGGCCAGGAAGTGTATGTCGCCAACGAGGCGAACAGCGCCACCAGCAAGATCGGCCGCCAGTGCGGACCCGGCGTCGCGCGCGCCCTGTCGGAGATCTATGGCGGCAAGCGCATGCGCATCCCGTTGGCCAAGGGGCTGAGCACTGCCGCGAAGCACCGGTCGATCACGACGGACAAGCGCGTGGCCAACTCCGTCGCCCGGGAGCTTGGCATGCACGTCGACTCCGTGCATCGTATCCGCGCCGGCCGCGGCACCAGGCGCCGTCCGTCGGCCGCCCCGGACCAGCGTCAGGGAGCGCTGTTTCCTTCAAGGGCGAAGTGATGTTTGTCGTCTCGCATGAGCTGCCCGATCTATCAGACAACACCTTCGAGTTTGCCGATCGCGATTTCCGCCGCCAGCTCGCCGTGCTGGCGCAGCAGCGAGCGACACGCGCCCAACTCGGCAGCGCCTTCGAAGCCATCTCGATCATGTGCATGGACCGCGCCGGCGACCCGAAGAGACTTGGCTTTCACTTCGCGGGCTCCAACCGGCACGGCGCACAGCAGGACGTCGCCGCCTTCATGGGCGACCTGGTTGTCCTGGGCAGACAGGCGGCGCCGGAATGGGAGATGCAGCGCACGGCGGTGATCCGACCGCTGGGCGACTTCCGGGCCGAACGCTACAGCCAGGCGCTGTGGGACGACGTCGCCATGACATCGATCCGGCTGTTGTCGAGTCGTCAATCCCTGGGCGAGATGTTTCTGCGGGTCGACATCGAGCTCAGTAGGAAGTCGCGTGGATCTGTTGTTTTCGCCTTCGCGGACTTCCGCACCGACGACAACGATCTGCGAGTCGAAGGCCTCGCCCGGGCAATGCGCAGCCTTCCCAACTGACATTCCGGCCCGACACGTGTCGGGCTTATGGCTGAGGCCTTAGGGCCATAGCGTCGCCGGCATCCAAGAGGATGCCATGGACCCGACATTTCCGCCTACCTTTCTCGATCTGGCGTCTGGCCGGCGCGGCGCGCGCGCCGACCTGGCGCCGGCCATCCTGCTGGCCATCGCGCTGCCGACAGCCTTCGGCGTGCTGATGGCGATCGCGGGCATGGTGCGCTGATGACTGATTCCATCGGGCAGATGATCGAGCGCGTCCTGATCCGCGAGGGGCGCGACAAGTACACCAACGATCCGAACGATGCCGGCGGCCCGACGAAGTGGGGAATCACGCAGGGCGCGCTCGCGAAGTGGCGAGGCCGGCCGGTCGCGGCGTCCGAGGTCCAGGCGCTCGGCAAGGACGAGGCCGTCGCCATCTATCGCCGGGACTACATGGCGCCGTTCGAGAAGGTCGAAGATCCGTCGTTGCTCGAGCTGCTGTTCGATTTCGCGGTCAACCACGGCCCGGCCCGTGCGGCAGAAGCCCTGCAAACGGTCCTGCAGCGCATCGGCTACTACACCGACAGGATCGACGGCGGATTCGGGCCGAAGTCTCAGGCGGCCCTCGCCAAGGTCGAGAACGTGGCCGCCCTGTTCTACGCCGTGAAGTGCGAGCGCCTGGAGGCCTACATGCGCTACGCCGGGCGGGCGCCAGCCAATGTCATCTATCTCGGCGGCTGGGCGAATCGCAACGACGCCTTCGAGATGAAGTTCGCCGACGCGGGCGGTAGCTCCGCCACGACGGTGGCCTGAGTTGAAACAGCTCCCTTACGAGGTCTCCATGGTTCGCAATTCGAATCGTCTCTATTGCCTGGCCGTCTTCTGCCTCTTCGTCTTCGCGGTGGTGCTGCCCACTGCCAGCGCGTTCGCCCAGACCACACCGCCGGTGCTCGAGTACAAGATCGACTTCCGGCCGCTGGTCAACGAGGTGGTGTGCCCGCTCATCGTCGCCGTCGTGACGGCGATCGTCGGCATCCTGGCGCGCAAGGCACTGAGCTGGCTGAACCTCTCCGAAGACCGGATGGTGCGCGAGTATCTCGACGTCGCCCTGGTCAACGGCCTCGAACTCGCGCGGCAGCGCCTGGGCAGCGTGGCGCTCGGCGCCACCACGGAGTCCCGGCTCGTTGCGGAAGCATCGAACTACGTGATCGGCCGCGTGCCCGATGCCCTGAAGCGGTTCGGAATCGACCAGGACGGGCTTCGCCGTCTGATCGAAGCGCGCATCGCCACGATCGAGCCGCTCCCCGGTACGCCCCGCAACACCGCCAACTAGGAGTCACCATGCGCAAGCTGCTCTTTCTCGGCGCCGCCATGTTCCTGGCGGCCTGTGCCAGCGCCATCCCTGGGCAGACGCCGGTCGATCGCGTTTTCGCCGCCCAGGCCGACTACAACGTGGTCCTGGCTGCGGCCGTCGCCTACACCGACCTGCCGCGCTGCGAGAAGCCGGCGGCGCCTGCCGCCTGTTCCAAGGCGGCGGTGGTGGCCGAGATCCGCAAGGCCGACGTCGCAGTCAATGCCGCCCTCAAGGCCGCCCAGGGCATCGTGCGAACGCCCGGCGTCACCGAGGGTACGGCCTCGCCGTACATCGCCGCCGTGCTGCACGCGATCGGGGCGCTGCGCACGGTCCTGGTCACCTACGGAATCACTTAGGGAGAAACGACATGGGCACCGCCCTTCAATTCGCGCTGCTCGCCATGAAGCTCGCCGCGGCCTCGTCGGACCATCTCGAGTGGGGCACCGCGAAGGTCCAGCACTTCGTCGACACCGGCACCGATCCGACGGCGGAAGACTGGGCGGACATCAACGCCCGCACCGCAGCGCTGCGCGACCGGCTGCACAAGGACACGGTGTAGTCGAAAGAGCAGGCACGCTATGAGCTGGGAAGATATCCGCCTCTGGGGTCTGTATGTCATCTTCGGCCTGCAGCTTCTCCTGCAGCTTGGCCAGCTGATCTCGCGTCGCCATCTGGCGACACAGGGGCAACTTGGAACGCTCGAGGAGAAGATCCGCATCGAGCGAGGCCGCATTCACGAAACCAACGCCCGTGTCGTGCTCCTCGAGCAGAAGCTCGGGCAGATGCCCGACCACGAGGACATTGCTGCGCTGCGCGATGACATCAGCCGGCTCACGTCGGTGGCCACCGGCTTGACTACGAAGGTCGACGGCCTCGATCGCAACATCGAAAGCCTGGGCGGTGCGATCACCCGGACCGAAGAGAACGTATTCAAGATCGCGACGGAGCGCCGCTCCACGGCGGGTGATTGATGGGTAACGCTTATCCCGAACTCGGCGACACCATGCGCCGCGCCCGTCGACGGGTGATCCTGGAGATCCTGGCGTCGACGCCCGACGGTCAGTCCGGGGAACTCTTTATCGAGCCGGTGCTGAACAGCCGCCGCGTGCGCAGCGATCGCGACCAGGTCCGCACCGAGCTCGCCTGGTTGCAGGACCAGGGCCTGGTCGAGATTGAGGAGATCGCCGGCGATATGTTTGCCACGATCCTGGCTGGCGGCCGTGCCATCGCCGAGGCCAAGCGCGTGCATCCGGATATCGAGAAGCGTCCCGACAAGCGGCGGCTCTGAAGCATGGCCGACGACACCACGCCCGAGGACGACAAGGTCGTCGAGCTGCGCCCCGGCAAGAAGCGGAAACGCCTGAGCACGATCGACGCACTGCCGGCCGACGTGCGCGCGGAACTCAATGCTGCGATCGAGGAGAAACGTCTTACCGTCGATGAGCTCTGGGAGCTGGTGCGCGAGAAAGGCGGCGACGTCAGCCGCTCCGCGGTTGGTCGCTACAAAGTGCGCGAGGAGCAGCACCGCTCTGTATTCCAAAAATCGATGGAGATGGCGGAGTACTTCTCGCGCGAGCGTGCCAAGGACCCGACCGGCCCCGCGTCGATGCTCAACAATGAGTTGGTGAAGTCCCTCTCGTTCCAGCGCCTGATGGCCATGTCGCCCAGGGACGCCGAGAAGGTGAGTCCCAAGGATCTGTCGCTGCTCGCCGGTGCGGTGCGTGCTGCGGCTGCCACCGACAAGATCACACTCGAGCGCGAGATGATGATCGCGAAGCGCGCGGTCGAGAAAGAGCACAAGAAGCAGGAAGCGGCACTGAAGTCGGCGGTCAACAAAGGCGACCTGGACAAGGAAGCGGCTGCGAAGGCGCGCCGCATCCTGGGCTGGGACTAGTGAGCGCGCCGTTCCTCGAGCGCGGGCTCGATCCGGTCATCAAGTTCACCGACTACCAACGGAAGTGGCTGAAGGACAAGTCGCGCTTCAAGGCCGGCATGTTCGCGCGCCAGACCGGCAAGACCTTTACGACGAGCAACGAGATCGTCGACGAGTGCATTGCCGCGATGATCGCGGAGCGCCGCACGCGCTGGGTGATCCTGTCGCGCGGCGAGCGCCAGGCGAAGGAGGCGCTCGACGAAGACATCAAGCCCCTGACCAAGGCCTACTACTCGATCTACAACGAGATCCGCAGCAAGTTCGAACCGCCGCGCGAAGAAGAGGGCGTGTTCCGGGTGCAGGGCGAGACGCGCGATCTCGACGCCGACTACAAGACCTTCGAAGTGGTCTATCCGCACGGCAGCCGCATCACCGCCGTGCCGGCGAGTCCGGACACCGCGCGCGGCTTCAGCGCCAACATGTTCCTGGACGAGTTCGCTTTCCATGCGCAGTCGAAGGCGATCTGGGGTGCCGCTTTCCCGATTATCTCGAAGGCCGGCCTCAAGTTGCGCGTGACGTCGACGCCGAACGGCAAGGGCAACAAGTTCTACGAGATCATGACCGGAGAGGACCCGATCTGGTCCCGCCACACCGTCTCGATCCAGCAAGCCGTGGCGGACGGACTCGACCGCAATATCGACGAGCTGCGCCGCGGCCTCAACGACGAGGACATCTGGGCCCAGGAATACGAGCTCAAGTTCCTGGAGGATGGCGGCACAGTTCTGCCGATGGAACTCGTCACGGCCTGCGAGGACGCCGACGCCGGAAAGCCCGAGCTCTACCAGGGCGGACTCTGCATCGCCGGCAATGACATCGCGGCGCGCGGCGACCTCTGGGTGTTCTGGGTACTCGAGATCGTGGGTGACGTGCTTTGGTGCCGTGATCTGATCGTGAGGCGCAAGATCACCTTCCTCGAGCAGGCGTCGATCGTCGCGGAGATGATGCGCAAGTATCGCATCACCCATCTCGGCGTCGACCAGACCGGCATGGGTGAGCAGCCCGTCGAAGAGATGGGTCGCCTCTATGGCACGGAGCGCGTGCACGGCGTGCTGATGAACCCTGCCATCAAGCTCGACCTGGCGAACGGCGCTCGGCGACGATTCGAGGAGCGGCGCATCCGCATCCCGCAGGGCAGCGACGAGCTGCGCGCGGACCTCACCAAGACCAAGCGCCTGGTCGGTCCGACCGGCATCGCGCGGCTGCTCACGGAGCGGGACGAAGGCGGCCATGCCGATCGCTTCTGGGCACTGTGCCTCGCGATCGGCGGCGCGACTTCCGACCAGTGGATGGCGGCCTATACGCCGGTGAACACTCACGGCCGCGACCGCTACATCGGCTCGCGCGAAATGCGCGGGCTCGATTTCGTCAACCGTCCCGAAGAGGGCGAGGTGCAGACATTCCTGAGCGGCCTTCGCCGCGGCAAGTATCACTGAGGCTCATCATGGCGCTACGTCCCTCGACCATCATCGATCCGGCGACCAACCAGCCGTACATGATCGCCGACTTCGATCGCGAGATCGGCGGCCCGACGGTGAGCGGCGTCCGACGGCATCCATCCGTCGAACTCATGCGCGGGATGTCGCCGCAGCGTCTGGCGGCGGTCCTGCTCGAGGTGAAGGCCGGCAACCCGACAGCGTACTTCGAGCTGGCGGAAGAGATGGAGGAGCGAGATCCGCACTATGCGTCGGTGCTCGGCACCCGCAAGCGCGCCGTCTCGCAGCTCTCGGTCAAGGTCGAAGCCGCGTCGACCGCAGCGAAGGACGTCGAGATCGCCGAGGCCTTGCGCAAGTGGACGAAGCGCAAGCGCCTGCAGGCCGAGCTGTTCGACGTGCTCGACGCCGTCGGCAAGGGCATCAGCATCTCCGAGGTCGTGTGGGACAAGAGCCGAACACCCTGGATGCCGGCGCGTCTCTGCTATCGGCCGATGAGCTGGTTCCGGCCCGACCTGGTCGACCGAGATCTCTTCCGCCTGCGCGTCGACGGCAACCCGCGTGGCGACGATCTGCAGCCCGGCAAGTGGATCGTACATCGCCATCCAGCGAAGTCGGGCTTGGCCGTGCGCAGCGGCATCGCCTACATCATTGCCTGGTCGGTGCTGTTCACGACCTTCAGCGTCGCCGACTGGATGGCCTTTGCCGACACCTACGGCCAGCCCTTCCGCCTGGGCAAGTATCCTCCGGGCACGGAAGGGCCGGCGCGCCAGGTCCTGATGGACGCGGTGAGCGCGATGGGCGCCGACGCCGCGGCGATCGTGCCGACCTCGATGAGCATGGAGATCGTCCAGGCGGCCAAGAGCGATGGCGCCATGTTCGGCACGCTCGCGAGCTACTTCAATCGACTGAAGTCCAAGCTGGTGCTCGGTCAGGAGACGACGACCGAGGCGATCTCGGGCGGCCACGCCGTCAGCAAGGAACAGAACGAGGTGCGCGGCGATATCCGCGACGCCGACGCGGTGCTGGTGTGCGACACGCTCCAAGAGCAGCTCGTTCGACCGTGGGCCGCGATCAACTACGGGCCGAACGTCGAGCCGCCGCTGATCTCGATCGACTACGAGGGCAACGAGGACGTAAAGGCGACGCTCGACGGCGCCTTCGGTCTCGCCGATCGCGGCGTGCGCATCAGCGCCAAGCAGCTGCGCGACAAGCTCAACCTGCTGGAGCCGGAAGCAGCGGAAGAGGTTGTCGGCGCGATCGCGGCGGCGGCGCCGGCGGAACCTGCACCTGGTGCCAAGCCGAAGCCGCGTTCGAAGCTCGTCGCCAGGAACGCCGCGCGACACGAGATCTCGACGGCGCTCAATGCGGCGTCGGCCGCCAAGCGCCAACAGGCCGTCCAGGACGAGATCCTGGCCGCGCTCGAGGCGGCGGGCCAGCCGGCGATCGACGGTTGGCTCGAGCGGATCGAAGAGGCGCTGAACGCGGCCGAGACGATGGAGGACTTCGCCCGGCGGATGATGGATCTGTATCCCGCGCTCGAGATCGACGACCTCGCCACTGTCATGGGCCAGGCACTGGCGCTCGCCAATGTGAGCGCACGCGATCTCGATGCCTGACATCCAGCTCGGCGGCGTGCCGTTCGAGGAAGCCGCGCGCTTCTTCCGCGACAAGGTCCGCCTGCCCACCAGGGCCTGGACCGATCTCAAAGAGGGCATGCATGCGCGCGCCTTCGTTGTCGCCGGCGCCACCAAGGACGATCTGCTCAAGGATCTGCAGGCCTCGATCCAGCGCGCGATCGACGACGGCACCGGCCTCGCGCAGTTCCGCAAGGACTTCAAGCAGATCGTCGCCAGGCACGGCTGGTCCTACACCGGCGACAGCTCGCGCAAGGGCCGCGCCTGGCGCACGAAAGTGATGTTCGAGACGAACCTGTCGACGGCACGCGCCGCCGGCCGCTGGGAACAGATCCAGCGCGTGAAGCGGACCCGACCCTTCCTGCGTTACGTCGCCATCCTCGATACGCATGTGCGGCCCGATCATCGGCGCTGGCACGGCACGGTGCTGCCGGTCGACGATGAATGGTGGCAGACGCACTACCCGCCCAACGGCTGGAATTGCCGCTGCACCGTCATGAGCCTGTCGCGCCGGATGATGACCGACTTCGGCTACTCGGAATCGGCGTCGCCGCCGCAGTTCGATCCGGTGCGTCGCAAGGACCCGTTCGGCGAGGGCACCATCGCGCTCGATCGTGGCATCGATCCCGGCTTCAACTACAACGTCGGCCAGGCCCACGTCGGACTCGAGCGCGCGATCCCGGAGGGCTTCGCCAGGACGCGCAACGAGTGGAAGCCGATCGAGGGCGGCGCCTATCGCGCGCTCACGCCGGCGGACTACGGTGATGCCGCGCCGCTGCCGGTCCGGCCGCTGCCCGAGCTCGCACCGCCGGCGCGCGACCAGGCGGAGATGGTCGAGAGGGTGAAGCGCACGATCGGCGGCGACCGCGCCACCTTCACCACACCCGACGGCGCGCCGGTGGCGATCGATGCGGAGATCTTCGGTGGACACCTCCCGCCGCGCCGCGCGATCTGGCTGCCGGTGCTGCGCGACCTGGTCGAGAACCCCCAGGAGGCCTGGCTGATCTTCGAGCGCAACGAACGCACGGGGCAGGTGGCGCTCCGGCGGCAGCACCTGGCGCTCTACGACAATCCCGACAGCGACCGGCGCCTGCTGATGGTGTTCCAGGTGTTGCGCGGCATGTTCGAGGCCTGGACGTTCATCCCGGTCGATCGCGCCGGCTACCTCGAAGGCCGGCGGCGCGGCCTCAGGCTGTGGCCGAAGGGACTGCCGCTTCGCTGATCTGCCGTTGACCTCAAAAGCGACGGGCGCGGAGACCACCCGCGCCCTTACCCGACGAAGGACCAGGCCGTGGCCGGCCACCCTCGTCATCGTTCGCCGAATATAGGCTCGCGAGCCCCAATCCGGAACCCCCCGAAATTCTGGCCGCAGTGCCCGCCAGGCCCGGCCGCGACGCCCAGACCCCCGCGCCCGGCGCCCGAGGGGGCGCTTACGGCAATTATTCCGGCTTAAACGGCCTCCCAACCCGAGGCGAGGGCCTGCCCCTGTGCATGGCCGGGCGGCTGGGGTGATTCTGGCTGTTGGTTGGGTGGGCGGTGAGCCGGCCCTGGGCGGGCGTGCCCAACCCGACACGTGTCGGGCTTATGGGCGATTCGGCGTGGCCATAGGTTCGCTGACAATGCGATCCGAAAGCAACGAGATTCCTGCAGCACACATCGGCCGGTCCCCCAGCTCCGCGTACTTGGAGCTGGGGGATGGTGCGGCGATCGCGCTGAACCGCGCAGAGTACGATCTGCCTGAAGGCATCGAGATCGCCCTCTGTTTCGTCGCGCTGCCGGCGGAAGTGCCGGAATGGATCGAGCTGGTACCGGCCAATGCCGTCGCCGGCGCCGACGGCCGCGCCTTCGTCAACGACAAGCCCGACGCCTTCCTGGCCATGTCCAGGAAGCTGCAGCGCATCAAGGGCGCCTGGGCCGTCGACTTCGACCACCAGATCCAGCTCGCCACCAACCCGATGGCGGGAGGCCGCGCGCCGGCCGCTGGCTGGATCGTCGACCTGCAGAGCCGCGACGGCGCGATCTGGGGGAAGGTCGAATGGACCGACCTCGGCACCGAGGCGATCCAGAAGAAGCACTATCGCGGCATCTCGCCGGTCTTCGCCTTCGACAAGAAGTCCAAGCGCGCGCTCGGCCTCATGACCGCGGCCCTCACGAACAACCCGAACCTCGATCTCGTGGCGCTCAACGCCCAGCAGCGATCGAACCAACCGTCCAACCAGGAGAACGAATCGATGGACTGGCTCAAGAAGCAGCTCGGCCTGGCCGAGGATGCGACCGAGGACGCGGTCAAGACCGCGTTCAATTCCTTCGTCGTCCTGACCGGCGCGCTTGCCGCCGCCCTGGGCATGGATGCCAAGGCGGCCCTGGCGCTCAACGCCGAGACGCTGGGCGCCGCTCTCGCCAAAAAGTTCGGCGCCAGCGACGTCCTGGTCGCGGTCTGCACCAAAGCCGGCGTGAAGGCCGACAGCACCGCCGAGGCGATCCTGGCGGCGCTTGCCGCCGTGACGCCGGACCCGTCGAAGTTCGTGACCATGGAAGCGCACATGGCACTGAAGGACCAGCTCACGACCCTAAACGCCGGCAAGCCGGCCGAGCTCGTCGAGCAGGCTCTGAAGGATGGCCGGCTGCTGCCGCGACAGAAGGAGTGGGCCCTCAACTACGCCCAGCGCGATCTCGAGGGCTTCAAGGCCTATGTCGGCGTCGCGCCACAGCAGCTGAACGACGCCCGCAAGCCGACGGACAAGGCGCTCAACGCCGCCGATGCCAAGGCCGTCGCGGCCGCCGCACAGAAGCACATCGCTGAGCAGGCGGCGCTCGGCATCACCGTGAGCGCCACCGCCGCGGTGGACCACGTCACCAAGGAGAGCTGATTTGACCCAGATGGTCCTCAACACGAACGGCGTTGCCGGCGCGGCCGTCGAGCCGTTCCGCATCGTCAAGTTCAGCAACGCCGACGGCAAGTATGTCCAGTCGGCCGCCGCCACCGACCTGCACGCGGGCGTGAGCGAATCGCTGGCCGTCGCCGATGGCGAGCGCATCGACGTCTGCCGCATCGGCATCGCGGCGGTGCGCTACGGCGGCACCGTCGTGCGCGGGCAGAAGCTCACCTCGGATGCCGACGGCAAGGCCGTCGCGGTCACCAAGGATGGCGACCAGGTCATCGGCATCGCGGAAATGTCCGGCGTCGCCGACGACATCGGCGCCGTGCTGCTGGCGCCCGCTTCGCTGGGCCGCCAGTACATCCTCTGCGTCGACATCGCCGATCTTTCGGCGGAGGCGTCCTACTACGTGGTCGCGCCGGTTGCCGGCAACGTCGTCAAGCTGCGGTCGGCGATCGATGGTGTCGTGGGCACGGCGGACGTCACCATCACGCCCTCGATCGCCGGCGTCGATATCACCGACGGCGCGCTCACCATCGCCACGGCCGGCTCGGCCGCGGGCGACGTCGACACCGCCACACCGAGCGCGCTCAACGCGGTCGCCGCCGGCCAGGCGATCAAGCTCACCGTCACGGGCGGCGGCTCTGGCGGCTCGCCGCGCGGGCATGTCGCCCTCGTGATCGAACACTGAACCTGACCTGAGGAAAAGAAACACATGGCACTCCGCCCGTTCCCCGTCAGCGCCCGCCTCACCGCGATCGCGCTGGCCTATCGCAACGCCGACGTGGCGCTCATCGCCGACGACGTGCTGCCCCGCACGCCCACAGCCGCCGAGTTCAAGTGGCTGAAGTACGACCTCGCCCAGGGCTTCACCGTTCCCGACACGCGCGTCGGCCGCAAGAGCCAGCCCAACCAGGTCGACTTCCAGGCGACCGAGCAGCAGTCGGCCACGGAGGACCATGGCCTGGACGATTGGGTGCCGAACTCGGACATCGAGGTCGCCGCCGCCCAGGGCCAGGGCATCGACCCCGAAGGCATGGCGACCCAGTACCTCACCAACCTGGTGCAGCTCGGCCGCGAGCAGCGCGTCGCGGCGCTGGTCCACAACGAGGCGAGCTATCCGGTCGGCCAGGTCTCGACCCTGGCGGGCGCCACGCAGTGGTCGCACGCCGACTCCGACCCGACCATTGCCATCAGCGACGCGCTCGACGTGCCGGTGATGCGCCCCAACATCGCGGTCATCGGCCAGCAGGCCTGGACCAAGACCCGCCGCCACCCGAAGCTGGTGCAGGCGGTCAAAGGCACCAACCAGGGCGCCGGCCAGATCACGCGCCAGGAGTTCTGCGACTTCTTCGAGATCCAGTCGCTCTTCGTCGGGTCCTCGTTCGTCAACTCCGCCAAGAGGGGCCAGGCTCCGTCGCTTGCGCGCGTCTGGGGCAAGCACCTGGCGCTGATCTACCGCGATCGTGCGGCCGGCCCGCAAGCCGGCGTGACGTTCGGCTTCACCGCGCAGTTCGGCGACAAGATCGCCGGCTCCCTGCCCGATGAACGTGTCGGTCTCACCGGCGGCATGCTGGTGCGCTCCGGCGAGCGCGTGAAGGAGATCGTCTGCGCGCCGGACGTCGGCTTCTTCTTCAAGAACGCCGTCGCCTAGCCATCGAGATAACGAGGAGCGCGGCCAACGGTTTTCCGCGTTCCTGGGCGGCGGCAGATGCCGCCGCCCGCTCCGCAAGCCCCGCTGCCGGTGCTGGCTCCAGCACCTGAGGCGAGGTTTCCGAAGCGCAACTCCCGGAGAGAACGATGACCGTCACCGTCCTGGTCACTGCCCACGAAGGCGACAAGACCACCAGCAAGCACATCGTCGTGTCCGATACGGCGCTCAAGGATGTGCAGCTCGCCTTCAATCCCTCGGCCGACGATCGCGTTGTCGTGCTGAAGGTGCTCTGCGCGGCGCTGATCACGGAGATGGAGCCCATCATCGCAGGGGGCGGCAGCGCTGCGCGAACCGCATCGATCGCACGCACGGATATCGAGGCGGCCCAGATGCGCGCGGTCAAGGCTCTGTTCGCCTAATGTACTGCACGCAATCCAACCTGGTCGCCCGGTTCGGCGAAGCCGAGCTGATCGGCAACAGCGATCGCACCGACTCGGGCGAGGTCGACGCCGGCGTCGTCAATGCGGCCATCGCCAAGGCCAGCAACATCATCGACAGCTATATCGGTGCCCGCTACGCGCTGCCGCTGGCTTCGGCCGATCCGGTGCTCCAGGGCATCTGCGAGGACATCGCCCGGCATGCCCTCTACACCGTCGACCGGCCCGAGATCGTCCAGAAGGCCTACGAAGCCGCCATCGCCCTGCTGAAGGACATCGCGCGCGGCGTGGCGCGTCTGTCGATTCCCGAGCCGGCCGCCGCGACGCCGGCGCAGAACGAGGTGCTGTACCAGCCCGGCGATCGCAGCGTGTCCCGCTCCGAGCTGAGGAAGCTCTGATGAGCGGCGTGCAGATGCGCTTCACGCTCGACGATCGCGAGCTCGCGGCCCAGGTCGATGGCCTGATCGCCCGCGGGTCGGATCTCGGCGAACCGCTCGACGACATCGGCCAGGACATGGTGTCGATCACTACGCGCGCCTTCGAGGAAAGCCGCACGCCCGAGGGTGTTGCCTGGCAGCCGTCGGCCGCGGCAACGCGCGAGGGCCGCAAGACGCTGATCGACCGCGGCCAGCGGGGCGGTCTCATGGGCTCGCTCTCCTACATCGTCGGGCCCGACGGCGTGACCTACGGCACCAACATGGCACACGCCGCCATCCATCAGACAGGCGGCACCATCCAGACGCCGCAGGCCCGCCGCTCGGCCGAGCAGAACGCCGGCACGGGCTTCGGCCAGGCGTTCGCCGAAACCGTGATCGTCATGCCGTCGCGCGCCTTCGTCGGCGCCTCCGAGACCGACGAGCAGCGCTGGGCCGACACGATCGCCGACTACGTGGCCGGGCCCGCTGCGGGAGGCGCCGCGTGATCGACGCCATCATCCAGCAGCTCGCCGAGGACTGCTCTCACCTCAAGACCGTCGAAGGCGCCGTCGATTTCGCCGGCCTGATGGACGCGCAGTTCGCCGTGACCTTCGAGAAGCGGCCGGCCGCCTTCGTGATGTTCAGCGGCGACCGGCCAGGAAAGAACGAAGGCGGCACCGGGCCCGTCGTCCAGGCCGTCAGCGAGCTCGCGACGATCGCGCTCTGTGTCGGCGACGGCAAGACCGCCGGCCGGCAGGCCGCGCTGGACGCAGTCATGACCGCGCGCAACGCCGTGCTGGCCTCGCTCCTGGGCTTCACGCCCGAGGCCATGGCAGGCGCCCTGGTCTACGGCGGCACGCAGATGTTGGCTGTCAAGCCGCGCACGATCTGGTTCCAAATGTCCTTCACGCGCCTCGCCAGCGTGCAGGGCAGCTGAGGAGAGAAACATGGCTGTGAAGAAGACACCCGAGCTCGAGCCGGAACATGCGCCACCCACCAAGGGCGGCTCGTTCCTGCGCCGCAAGGACGGCTCGCTGCAGGAGATCCCGCCGCGCACCCGTCCGGCGCCACCCGCCGAGCCCGCGCCGCCGCCGCCGGCGCCCGCGGCCGACAGCAACACCTAAGGAGGCCAGAACATGGCAATCAGAGCAGAGCGCATGGCCGTCCTGGCCGAAGTAGAGGCGGCTTACGGCGTAGACGAGACGCCGACGGCGTCGGCGGTGCTGCGCGACGTCACGATCAACGACGTCGAAGGCAGCCTGGTCGAAGTCGACTCGATCCGGCTGGGCATGGGTGGGCGCGCCAAGGCGCTGCACGGCCGGCACGTCTCGCTCAAGGGCAAGATCTTCCTCGCGAGCTCGGGCGCCGCCGGCACGGCGCCGGCCTGGGACTGGCTGGCGCGCTGCACCGCCCACGCCAAGACGGTGACCGAGGACACGAAGGTCGAGTACACGCCGATCGACAGCGCCCAGGAGTCGGCGTCGATCTACTTCAACCTGGAGGCCAACCGCACCCGCATCCTTGGCGCGAAGGGCGGCATCATCTGGCGTTGGGGCGCCGGAGCGTTTCCCGAGGGCGAGTTCGATCTCCTGGGCCTGTTCGACGCAAATGCCAACGTGGCCTTCCCGGCTGTCGACTTCGCCGCCTGGAAGACGCCGCCGCTGTTCGGCAAGGACACCGTCCCGACCTTCACGATCGCCGGCAATACCGAGGCTATGCAGAGCCTCGAGATCAATTCGGGGATCTCGAAGGAATACAGCGAGCTGATCCATCGCAAGTCGATCGACATCACCGATCGCAGGCCTTCGGTCACGACCACCATCCTCGAGCCGCCGTTCGCCACGCGCATCTATCAGTCGACCATCGGCGTCGTCGGCAGCCACAAGGCGGTGGCCATGGCCCACGGGTCCGTCGCCGGCGCGATCGTCGAAGCGGCCGTCACCAACTGGCAGACGCAGACCTTCGCCCGCACGAAGATCAGCGACAAGGCCGGCATCACGCTGGGCGGCGAGATCGTGCCGGCCGCCGGCGTCGCCGATTACAAGATCACCGTGAAGTAGAGGGCAGCATGGCCGACGTGAAATTCAGGTTCGAGGAGATCGCCACCTTCAAGACCGAGGTGACGGTGACGCTGCCCGGCGGCGATCAGCAGACGTTCGTGGGCGAGTTCCTCTATCTCGACGACAAGGCGAACGACGAAGCGGTCAAGCTCGACAACCCGGACCTGATGCGCCAGGTCTGGAAGGGCTGGGACGGCATCGTCGGACCCGACGATAAGCCTCTGCCCTTCAGCGAGCCGCAGCTCGAGCTCTTCCTGAAGCACAGCTACATCCACAATGCCGCCGTCATCGCCTACGTGCGCGGGCGGCAGGGCCTTCGCGCAAAAAACTGAAGCGGGCGGCGCGGGCCTGGGCGGAGAGCTCGGGCCCGGCGGCGCCCAACCAGGTGCTCGAGGACATGAAGACGATGGGTGCACCTCCCGAGGCGATCGAGCAGAAGCGTGCCGAGTTCGAGGCCGAGCAGGAAGCCGTCGTCGTGCGGCTGCCGGCGGATTGCCGCCTCGCCGTGCGTGCCTTCTCCGCCGTCGCGACGCAATGGAACAAGCTGGTCGCCGGCGACCGCCTGATCGCCACCGGTCTCGACTATGCCGGCGTGCGCGTTGCGCTGCGCTCGCTGCGCATTCCGCTCTCGCCGTCGCTGTTCGACGATCTGCAGGCGATGGAAGACGAGGCCCTGCTCGCCATGGCCGAGCGGCGGTGACCTGAGATGGCCGGCGCCAGCTTCAAGGTCCAGGGCGAGCTCGTCCTCGTCGAAGGCGGCTTCGTCGCCGGCGCCAACGCCGGCAAGGCGGCGCTGGAAGGGCTGAGTGCTGCCGGCCGCAAGCTCGTCGACACCAGCCAGGCGGTCGCCACCGCCACGGGCCAGGCGTCCCAGGCCCAGGCCGCCGCCACGGTCAGCGCCAAGTCCCAGGCCGACGGCTTCGCGCGGCTCGCCCAGCAGCAGGCGACGGACCTGGCCCGGGCGCAGTCGAAAGCCCTGATGGCCAGCGTCGAGCAGTCGGGTCCGCAGCTCCAGGCGCTCTACGGCGCAGCGACCAGGGCCCAGGCGGCGGAGCTCGGCCGGGCCACCACCGCGACACAGGCCTACGAGAGCGCCCAGGTCCGGGCGCGCGTCGCCAACGACAACACAAGGAAGTCGATCGAGGACAACAGCCGCGCGCTCCTCCAGCAGCGCACCCAGCTCGGCTTCCAGCTGAACGACATCTTCGTGCAGCTGGCGAGCGGCCAGGGCGTGGTCCGCACCGCCGTGCAGCAGGGCCCGCAGATCACCCAGCTCTACGGCGGCATCGGCAACACGCTCCGCGCCATCCCGCTCGCCGCGGCAGGATACGCCGCCGCCATCGCCGCCGTCGTCGGCATCACGGCCTCGGCCGTCGTCCAGCTCAGCGAGTTCAACGCCCGCAACCGACTGGCGGAGATCTCGCTGCAGGCGACCGGCCGTGCCGCGGGCGTCACCGCCTCGCAGCTCGAGCTGGTCGTCCAGGCCGAAGCGCGCCGCCCCGGCGCCGATCGGCAGGAGACGCAGCAGGCGGCCCTTCAGCTTCTTTCCAACAGCCAGATCTCGGGCGCGGCCGTGCAGCGCACGCTGGCGCTCGCGCGCGACCTGGCGCGGGTCACCGGCACCGACCTGCCGACGGCCGCGGCGGCGCTGTCGTCGGGACTGGACGGCACGCTTGCCGGCGCGAAGAAACTCGACGCCACCTTCAATGCGCTGACGCCGGCCGAGCTGGAGCAGATTCGGCGCTTCGAGGAGCTGGGCCAGCGCGGCGCCGCGGTCGCCGTCGTGCTGACGGCGCTGGAGCGCAATCTCGGCGGCGCCAACGAGAAGGGCATCTCGCCGCTCAGCGCGGCCACCACCGTGCTTCGCACATCGTGGAACAACCTGCTCGACTCGCTGTCGAAGACCGGCGTCATCAACGTCGTGGCCGGCGCCGCCCTGAACCTCGCACAGCCGCTGATCCTGGCAGCCAAGGCGGCCGAACTTCTCAGCAAGGTGGGATCGACGGCCTCCGGCGGGCCAGGCGCCGACGACATCGCCGGCGCGCGGGCGTCGCTCGACTTCGCGCGCCAGCAGCTCGCCGAGGCCAAGGCTGCCCAGGCGCAGAACCCGGGCGACTACCAGTTCGAAAACGCGGTCAACGTCGCGCAGCGGCGTTTCAACGACCTGCAGGCCAACGTCGCCCAGCTCGAAGGCAAGGCCGGCATCGTCACGGCGAAGGCGGCCCAGGACCAGGTCGACGGCGAAACGACCAGGCTGAAGAACGAGGTCAAGGAAGCGCTCGCCCTTCTCGACAAGTCGGTGACGGTGGTTGCCCAGCGCCGCGCGCTCGAGGGCGAGCGCGCGCAGATCGAAAAAGCGACCGGGAGCGGCCTGCTCGATCCCGACCAGCTCGCGCGCTCGCAGGAGCGCCTCACCCAGATCGACGGCCAGCTGAAGGGCCTTCGCACGCCGGCCGAGGAGCTGCAGCGCGGCCTCGATCTCGAGTCGACGCTGGCCAGGCTGCCGGCGCACCTGCAGGCGGCCGAGCGCGCCTATCTCGAGACGAAGCGGCGCGTGCTCGAGCAGGGTGGAACGCTCGACGCCGCCAACAAGGCGGCGGACCAGGCGCGCGCCAATGCGCTGCAGACCCAGGCGACGGGCACCCAGCAGCAGATCCAGCTGCTGTCGGCCGAGGCCGATGCGGCGCTGCGCGTCGCCGCCGCCTACGGCACCTCGCGTGCGTCGGCGCTGCAGCTCGCGGCCCAGCTGAAGGCCCAGGCCGCCGAGCAGCAGGGCTCGATCGCCGGCGGCACCGCGGGCGAATTCGCGCAGCGCACGCTGGAGGAACAGGCCGCCGGCGCCATCGCGTCGTCGGCCGAGAAGAACGAGGCCTATGCGCGCGAGGTCGCCGGCCTCGAGCGCCTGGTCGAAGCCGAGAGCCGGTCGTCGGCGGCGGCACGCGAGACCGAGCGCGCCAACAAGGTCGCGACCTATGCCGAGGACCTGCGCGCCCAGGCCGCCGCTACCAACAATGCCACCATCATCGCCGCGGCCGAGCGTCAGATCGCGACGTATGACCGGCTGAGCCGTGCCGCCATGGCGGCGGAGATCCGGCGCGACGCCAATGCGCTCAACCGCCAGTACGATCCGACCGCCGGTTACGACCAGGAGATGGCGAAGCTGCAGGAGCTGCAGGCCACCGGCCTGCTGACCAGCCGCACGATCGAGGAGTACACGCGCGCCAGCGAACAGCGCCGGCTGGAGGCGAGCCGCGATGCCACCGACGGCATGATCGCCGGGCTGCGCAGCTACGCCGAGGAAGCGAACAACGCGGGCCGGAACGCCGCCAGCGGCATCAACGCCGGCATGCGCTCGGTGGAGGACATGATCGTCCAGGTCGGCACGACCGGGAAGATCACCTGGGCCGGCATGATCAATTCCATGATCGCCGACACGCTGCGGCTGCTCGCGCGCCAGACCATCACCGGGCCCGCGGCCTCGGCCCTGGGCAGCATCAACTGGGGCGGCATCTTCGGCAATCTGTTCGGCGGTGGTGGAACGCCGGCGGCGACGTCGGGCACTGGCGCCGGCGTCACGCCGCCTACGGCCTCAACCGGCTACTTCCATCGTGGCGGCATGGGCAGCGACGTCGCCAGCTTCACGCGCGCCATGCCGATCGACCTGTGGCAGAACGCGCCGCGTCATCACACCGGCCGCGTGCCCGGCCTCGCCAGCAACGAGCGCGCCGTCGTGATCGAGGAGGACGAGGAAATCCTCACCAGCCGCAACCCGCGCCACCGCTGGAACATCGGCCGCGCCGGTACCGCTGGCGGCGCTTCGGCAGGCGGAGCATTCGGTGAGGTGCACGTTCACAATTACGGGGAGAACAAGGTCGCCACCCGGCAGACCGACATGGGCGGCGGCGCCTCGCGTCTCGATATCCTCGTCGAGAAAATCCAGGGCGCGATGGCCGAGGACATGGTGCGCCAGCGCGGGCCGCTGTTCGGCGCGACGCAAACGACCTTCGGCCTGACGCCGCGAGGCCGCTCATGACGACCGACCTCAGCTGGCCCGAGCACCGTCTCGGCCTGCCGTCGATCGCCGGCTACGGCATCGAGCCGCAGGATGGCGTGGCGCGCACCGATATGGATTCGGGGCCGGCCCGGCACCGCCGGCGCTGGACGACGACGCCGACGGAATTTCCGGTCACCTTCAAGTTCACGCGCTACCAGCTCGCGATCTTCGAAGGCTGGTACTACAACGACGCCGCCGAAGGGGCGAACTTCTTCAACATCACGCTCCTGTCGGGCCTCGGCCTAGTCAATCACGAGGCACGCTTCAAGGGCAAGTACAAGTCGCTTCCCTGGAACGCCGACGACGCCGCCAACTCCGAATGGTGGCGCGTCACGACCACCCTCGAGATCCGCAACCGGCCCGTCCTGGACGCCGGCATGACCGCGATCGTGCTCGCCAGCGACATCGACGAGCTCTTCGCGACGATCGACGCCTTCGCGTTGCTCGTTAATCAGCATCTCCCGACACCCTGAGGCACGCATGAGCCTGAAAGACGATCTCCAAGCCGCGGTCGACAGCGCCGAGGCGAATGCCGCGAAGCTGGCCGCCTACGTCCACGGTCCCGCCGCCGGCGGCACCAGCCTGGTCGCTGTCGACAGCGGTAATCTCAAGACGCTGGCGCGGCAGCAGGCTGAGCACGATGCGGCTGTGCTCGCGGGCGTGATCGGACCCGCGCCCTGGGCGACGCCGGTCGCCTTCGCCAACGGCATCGTCTGCACGCCGGCGACGACCACCACGCCGGCGACGGCCTTCACCTACCTGGGCGAGACCTACGTCTGTGTCGTCGGTCACACGACGAGCGGCGGCGCGCCCGACCTTGCTAAGGTGATCAAGATCACGACGAAGGGCACCGACGGCACCAACGGAACGAGCGGCCTCGTATGGCCCGGCGGCCGTCTTACGCTCAGCGCCGGCCTCGCGGTGATGACGGGCGATGTCGCCGGCGCTACGACGCTCCGCTACACGCCGCATATCCACGCCCGCGTGCCGATTTATGACGGCGCCTCCATGGCCTCGACTGCCTTCGCCGAGCTCACCAACGATCTGACGCAGAGTGTCACCGGCAAGGCGGGCCCCGCGGCGGCCGGGGCCTATCAGGCGATCGACGCCTTCGTGTGGAACGATGCCGGCACGGTGCGGCTGACGCGCGGGCCGAAATTCCGCAAGGCTGGAACCTTCACCATCTCGGTCGCTACGCCGGCTGTCGTGACCTGGGCTGGGCATGGGCTCCATACTGGCGCGACGTGGACGCCGGAATCGACGACAGGGAACCTTCCGACTGGCGCGCAGGTGGTGGTGGGCACCACCTATTTCGTCACGAAGGTCGATGCCGACACCTTCAAATTGTCGACGACACTCGCCAACCTGATCGCCGGGACTTTCATCGCCACATCGGGAACCCAATCGGGCGTTCACACTGGAGCCAACTACACGGTCGATCGTGGGACCGGCGCCGGCACCAGCGAGCTCGAAAGGGTCGATGGGATCTGGGTTAACAAGCACGACATAGCCAACGGCCCGGCGGCGCAGCGCGGCACCTGGGTCGGCACGATCTACTGCAATGGCTCCTCGCAGATGGACTTCAAGTTGGGGTCGGTTGCGAGCGGCTTCGGCGAGGCCATCATCGGCATCTGGAACGCCTACAACAGAGTGAAGGTGTCGGGAACGATCGGTACAACCACATCGACATGGAACACGCCGGGTAGCGGCACGCAGAAGCCACTGAATTCGTCCGCGACGTGCCGCGTCAGCGTAGTCTCCGGCTGGGCCGAGGAGCCGCTGATCGGCCAAGCCCAAGTGTATATGACCTGCGATGCCGCCACGGGGATCGTTATGGGGATGGCGTTCAACGCAGTGGCCTATACCAGCCCAAACTACTCAAGCATGTATGTGAACAACGGCAGCGGGGCATCGCCGCCACCGCTGCGTGCGCAGATCAAGTCGCCGCCCTTCCTCGGCCTCGGCTACGTGACGGCAGTCGATGGCGCCACGAACTACTCTTCGTCCTATGTCTACTCGAATGGGGACTCGACGAGCATGTCCTATGATTGGAGATACTGATGGATAGCCAGGTCATTCATCGTGCTCTTGCGGCGATTGCGCCCGGCGTTTCCGTCAGCAATGAGAACAACACCTACGAGGGCATCCGCTGGCCCGAAGGCTTCTCGCCGCCCACCAAGGCCGAATTCGAGGCGGAGATTGCGCGTCAGGCGTTGCCGCGGATTACCGTCTCGCGCCTGCGCTTCAAGCTTGAGCTCGCCGAACGCGGCCTGCTGTCGGCTGTCAACGGCACCATCGCAGCGCTGCCCGGCGCAAGCGGTGATACCGCGCGGCTCTATTGGGCCGAGGCCACGGAGTTCGAGAGCGATCACGCGCTGGTGGTGTCGATCGGCGCGCTGCTCGATCCGCCGCTATCGCCATCCGAGATCCGCGCCATGTTCGAGGCGGCGAGAGATCGAGCGGCCTGATGCCCGATCCCGACTTCGACGAGGCTCTGGCCGAGGCCTATGCGTCGGCTCCGACTGGCGATGACGAGATCGTGGTGCACACGATCGAGATCCGCCATCCGAGCTTCGTCGACGACGACGATGAGCCGACGTCGATCTTCCTGGTGCACGATCATCAGAACTTCAACGCGGCCCTCGAGGACGATGCGCCGATCAAGCCGGGCCAGACGGTCGAATGGATCGCCATCGCCTTCAGCTTCGCCCTGGCGCCGATCGAGACGTCGCCCACGCCGCAGATCCTGATCGAGATCGACAATGTCGGCCGCGACATCACCGACCTGCTCGACGCTGCGATCATCGACGGCCGCAAGGTCGAGGTCTGCTACCGGCCTTATCTGAACGGCGATCGCACGGGGCCGAAGATGAGCGTGCCGCCGGTCTACACGATGAGCAACGTGGAGGTGGACGTGTTCCGGGTGACGGCGCGCGCCAACACCGGCGCCGATCTCGGCGTTGCCTTCCCGCGCGAGCTCTACAAGCCGGCCAAGTTCCCGGGATTGATCGGCCTATGAGCGCGCCACACTGGACGCGGCCGTTCATCGGCTTCGATTACGCCGCCGGCGCCGACGGGCCGCAGGCGTTCGACTGCTGGTCGTTCTTCCGCCACGTCGAGCGGCAGCAGTTCGCCCGGGAGATGCCGCCGATGCTGCTGCCCCAGAGCCTCATTGCGCAGTACAAGGCATTCCGCACCCAGCCCGATGCGTTCGGCTGCCAGAGGATCGAGAAGCCGCTGAAGCCCGTCTCGGGCGACGCGGTGCTGATGAGCCACCGAAACCGGCCGCACCATATCGGCGTCTATGTCGCCGATCTGCCCGGCGGCGCCGTGCTGCACTGCCTGGAAGGCCGCGGCTCGGTGCTGTCGACCATGTTCCATCTGGATGCCTTCGCCTGGCTGATCACGGGCATCTATCGGCCGACGACGGCGGAGCGGTCCTAGCCATGGGCGTCGTCCTTCACCTGCACGATCCCTTCGAGCCGACGAAGCGCGAGATCCACAAGGTCGCGAGGCCGATGACGGTGCGGCGCCTGGTGAGCCGCCGGCACGCGCTGCGCAAGCACACCACCGTGCTGACGCGAAACGGGCGGCGCGTCCGGGACTTCCGGCAGCCCACGCTGTGTTTCGTCAACGGCAAGCCGATCCTGCGGGCTAACTGGTCGAAGACCGTCATCCGAGAGGCCGACGTCGTCATGTTCCATGCCCTGCCTCGGGTGCAGGGCGGCGGCGGCGGCTTCAATCCGCTCGGCATTATCCTGGCGATCGCCGTCGCGGTGGCGGCGCCCTACCTGGCGCCGATCCTCGCCGGTGCCGTGCTGGGAGTATCGGCCGCCGCTGCCGCCGCGTCGATCGGCGCCCTGGGCATGGGCCTCATCACCGCCGGCATCGGCATTGCGCTGAGCGCGGTCGCCTACGGGATCATGTCGCTGTTCGTTCAGCCACCGCCACCGACGAGTGCGCAGAGCGGCGGCGGCAGCTTCGGCGGCACGTCCTCGCAGGCGAGCCCGACCTATTCGCTGCAGGCCCAGGGCAACAGCGCGCGCCTGGGGCAGCCGATTCCCGAGCTGTTCGGCGAGCACCTGGTCTATCCCGACTTCGCCCACGTTCCCTACCAGAGCTTCACCGGCAACGAGCAGTACCTGCACTACCTGCTGGTCGTCACGAAGGGCTGGTGCACCATCAACCAGGTGCGCGTGGGCGAGACTCCGGTGACGAGCTTCCCCGAGATCACCTGGGAGATGGTCGAGCCGGGCGGCACGGTGCCGACATCGCTGGTCAACCCGATGATGCTGGTGAGCGCCGATCTTGCCCAGGTCGAGCTCGCGGGCAGCGAGGCGGGCTCGCCTTGGAAGGGGCCGTTCCTCGTCAATCCGGCCACCACGGTGATCGAGACGCTGGAGATCGACTACATCGCGCCCGAGGGGCTCTACTATGCCAACAACGCCGGCGGCCTCGATGCGCGCGGCTTCACCATCGAACTCGAGCTGCGCGAGGTTGACGACGACGGCGCGCCAGTCGGCGGCTGGACCAACCTCGCGACCATCAACGAGTCCAACGCGACGCGCACCCAGCTGCGCTGGACCCGGAGCTACGCCACGCCCAGCACCGGCCGCTTCGAAGCACGCATGCGGCGCACCGATGCCAAGGACACCGATGCCCGTGCCGGCAATACGGTGCAGTGGTTCGGGTTGCGCGGCATCCAGCCGGGCACCCGCACCTACGAAGACGTCACACTTCTGGCCGTAAAGGCGCGCGCCACCGGCAATCTGAGCGGCGCCTCGAGCAAGCAGTTCAATTGCGTCGCCATCCGCAAGCTGCCGACCTGGGATGACGAAGAAGAGGAGATGACGACCGAGCTGTTCGAGACGCGCAATCCCTGCGACGCCGCGGCCTACATCAACCTTGCCCAGAACGCCGCGCGCCTGGCGCCGCGCCAGGTCGACCTGGCCGGCATCTATGCGCATCGCGACGACTACGACAGCCGCGGCTGGACCTTCGATGGCGTGTTCGACACGTCGACCACCTGCTGGGAGGCGCTGAGCAAGGTCGGGCGCTGCGTCATCGCCCAGCCGATCATCCAGGGGCCGAAGGTGCGCCTGGTGCGGGACGTGCCGTCGGCCGCGCCGGCGATGGTGTTCACCACGCGCAACATCACCAAGGGCAGCTTCAAGCTCAAATACATCTTCCCCGACGAGAAGACCGCCGATGCCGTCGACGTCGAGTACATCGACCGGCGCAGCTGGAAGCCGGCGAATGTCATCGTGGCGCTCGAAGGCAGCACGGCGGAGAACCCGGGCAGCCTGCAGCTGTTCGGCTGCACCAACCGCGCCCAGGCGCGCGAGGTGGGCTACATGTTCGCCCGCGGCAACAAGCTCCGCCGGCGCATCGTGCCCTTCAGCACCGAAATGGAAGGGCTGATGCTGGTCTACGGCGACCAGGTCATCGTCTCGCACGACATGCCGCGCTGGGGCCAGGCCGCCGAGGCGATCGCCTACGACGCCGGCCCGCGCCGTCTCACCGTCGACCAGCGGCTGGTGTTTGCCGACGAGGGCACGCACTACGTGGGCCTGCGCAAGCTCGACGGCACGATGGCGGGTCCGTTCGAGGCCACTGCCGTGCCGGACAATCCCTTCGCGATCATCCTGGGCGACGGCGCCATTCCCGAGCTCAGCCTCGGCGGCGATGCGAAGCGCACCCATGTGATCTTCGGCCTGGGCGTCACCGGCATCGGCAAGCCGCTCAAGGTCACCGGCGTCATCCCGCGCTCGATGCTGCATGCCGACGTGATCACGATCGACGACGACCCGGCGATGTACGAACCGATTCCCGAGGAGGAATGATGACCAAGAATGTCGTGCAGCTCGCCGAGCGCTGGCGTGGGCAGATGACCGAGCTCGACCGCGCCTGCATCGCGGCCCTGCAGCCGGTGCGGTTCGGCCTCGTCAACCGTGCCGGCGATATCTCGCGATCGCTGCATCTGCGGATGACGAAGGGCCAGCCCATCACGGCGCGCGAACGGCATGCGCTCTACGCCATCGCCTACCGCTTCCGGGCACAGCTGGCGCCCGAGCTGCTCGACCAGGTCACGGGCGCGCTCGCCGGCGCTGCTGCCGCGGTGGCGCTCTATCGCATGGAGAAAGCCCAGGACTATCCGCAGGCCCGGCCGGCGCGTTCCGTCATCCGGGCGGTGCGCAACTTCGGCGCCCGGCCGACGACGGCCATCAATCCGCTCGAAGAGCTGTTTCCGGCGACGGCATGAGCAGCTCGGCCGAGCTCGCAGCGCTCGCCCCGAAAGGCGGCTTCAAAGTGGTCTACGCTGACCCAGCCTGGAAGTACGCCACCCGCGGCCGTCCACCGGCGAAAGGTTCGCGGCTGCCCGATCGGCACTACCGGACCATGCCACTCCCCGAGATCTGCGCGCTGCCCGTCGGTGACATTGCCGCGCGCTCGAGCTGGCTCTTCATGTGGACGACGTGGCCGTTCCTCGAGATCGCGCTGGGTGTGATCAAGGCCTGGGGATTCGAGTACTCGAGCATGGGCTTCACCTGGGTGAAGCTCCGACGCAACCATGCCGGCCAGCTCTTCACCAGGCGCAGCATCCACATGACGACCGGCTACACGACGCGGAAGAACACCGAGCCTTGCCTCCTCGGCCGACGCGGCAGTCCAAAGCGGCTGCATGCCGACGTCCAGGAGGCGATCTTCCAGCCGATCCGGGAACACAGCCGCAAGCCCGACGAGGCGGCCGAGCGGATCGTCCGATATGCGCCGGGCCCGCGCGTCGAGATATTCGCCAGAGAGACCAGGCCGGGATTCGTCCCTTGGGGCGACGAGCTGGGGAAGTTTGGTGCTTCATGAAGCCGGGCCTAATCGCGCGCGATCTTTTCCAGCTGTTTAAGGGCCGCAGCGACGGGCTCGTGCCAGACGTCGAAGTTTCGCGCCATGGTATCCATCATGTTTTCAGGGTTGACGGGGCCAGAGGAGACCACGAGCCCGAAGAACATTTGTCCGACTTCGCGACACCTGGTGACGGCGCGGCGCAGCTCCACGATGACATGAGGTCCGATCTCCGGCCGCAAGGGGAAGTGAACCATGAAATCATCGGCGGCGACCTGCATCTCCTGAAAGGCGAGCATCATCGGCCATTGCCGCATCCACTGGGCAGCTTCACCCATATCGCGCAGCCGAACGGCTTCACCGAGCTCAAACCATGGGACGTGCATCCGCAGAAACTCGACGTAGAGCATCTCGGCGTATTGGCGCCGCGCCTTCCGATCCCGAGCTGCGGCCAGGGCGCTCGACGCGAAGACGGCGAAGGCCGAACCAAGGGTCGCGCCGACAACGCCTCCCACGAAGTTCGCCATGTTGTCGCTGAGTTCGAGCCACTTGAGCGACAACGCGATCGCTATGCCGCCCGCTCCGCCAAGGGCGAGAATGAACAGCAGCAACGGCACCTGATAGGCGCCTTTAAGCGAGCGTTCCCAGAAAGTCATCGATGCTGGCCCTCACGGGTTGTCTGCCGTTCTTCAGAAGAGCGCCGCATCGATCTTGACCACCAGATCGCCGCACGCGGCGACGAACTGGCGCTGGAAGCCAGAAACGTCCCGCTTGAGGCCGATGGACCGGGCGATGCTTTCGATTTCCGCGCACGCTCTGGAAACCACTTCGCGGCGACCGTCACCGGCTTGATCTCCCGTCCGATAGCCATCGATGACCGCCTTGTGCTGCAGAATGCACCGCACGACTCCCATGGCTTGCGCCACGTCGTAGGCCTTCAGCTGGGATGCTGCTTTTCGCAGCTGAGAGTACGCCGCGATCAAGTTCTCATAGCTAGGCCCAGCCATTCCAATTCCTCTGTCGGTTATTGCGGCCGGCGGGGGCAGCGCGGCGCCAACCGCGCAAACCGCGGAAGTGGATCTCCGCACGACCATAGCCGGCCAGCCATGGCCATCCCGCCACCCCTGCAGGGGCGGGCCAAGTCGAGAGCAACATGCGTAAAGAGTCTAGTCTCATTCCAGCCCGCCGGGCCCGGCCGGTGGCGCCTTGGGTAGGCGGCAAGCGTAACCTGGCAGAAGAGATCATCGCCGAGATCGAGCGGACGCCGCACGACCTCTATGCCGAGCCGTTCGTGGGCATGGCGGGCGTCTTCCTGCGGCGGCCGTTCAAGGCGCCGGGCGAGGTCATAAACGACATCAACAGCGAGGTGGTGACCCTCTTCCGGGTGCTGCAGCGTCACTACGTGCCATTCCTCGAGATGCTGCGCTGGCAGCTCACCAGCCGGGCGGAGTTCGAGCGCCTGGTCGCCACCGCACCGGAGACCCTCACGGATCTCGAGCGGGCGGCCCGGTTCATCTATCTGCAGCGGACCACCTTCGGCGGCCGGGTGCGCGGCCAGACGTTCGGCGTCTTCCTGGGGCCGGCCAGGTTTGACTTCACCAAGCTGGTGCCGCTGCTGGAAGCGGTGCATGAGCGGCTCGCCGGCGTCACGATCGAGCGCCTGGCGTGGGATGCCTTCATCGACCGCTACGACCGGCCGGAGACCCTGTTCTATTGCGACCCGCCGTATTGGGGCAGCGAGGACACCTACGGCAGGGCGATCTGGGCCCAGGAGGACTTCACCCGTCTGGCCGATCGGCTGCGCCAGGTGAAGGGGCGGTGGATCGTGAGCCTGAACGACGTGCCCGAGGTGCGCGCTGCTTTCCGGGGCTGCCGCCTCCGGGCGGTCAAGACGACCTATACGATCTCGAAGAACAGCTCGGGCGCTGGTCAGGCCCGTGAGCTGCTGATAAGTGGGCGACGAAATGAGGTGGTGAAATGAAGCATCGCTATCTGGTGTTCACCCATAACACCTACTATCCCGCCGGCGGCATGCGGGACTGCAGGCATCGCACCAATGACCTGAAGGACGCCCGCGCCTTCGCGGTCGCCGCCGCCCAGGACCATCGACAGATCTATGATTGCGAGACGGGCAGGACGGTCGATGTCAAAGAGCGCCCGAAGCCAACGAAAACCGACAGAGAACGCGTCTCCCGGGACCTCAAGGAGGCGATGCTTGAAGGTGGCTTCTTCGAGAAGGCCGGCGGCGGCGCCCTGCGGATCAGCGCAGCTGGGCAGCGACTGCTTGGGATCGAGCCCACGGGCCGCGGGCGCAGGTGATTCGGCCGGGCCGGCGGGTGCGCCTAGGGCGGCCGATTGGTCTCTCAGGAGTCAATTATTGGCACGTAAACGACCCTTGAGCCGGCTACTGTCGGGACCTGCGCTACCAGGAAACCTCAGGTGTGCAACTTCGCGTGTCTATCTTGGCAAAATCCGAAGTCGCGCTTCAGAGGTGCCCGCGTCTGCGCGGGCGGAGGGGTCATGGATCTCTGTCGCCGCGCATGACCCCT